TTAGATTGGCACAACCCAGATACAAATGTTTTAGATGATGGATACTCCGAAAGTCCAGCAGATCACAAATGTGGGCATGTTATTCAAAGAGATGATGGAAATTTTGCTATTCAGCCTAACAATAGGGTTCGTGTATATGAGCCATCATTTACACTTGAAAAAGAATACTTAATAGATAGAATAATTAATGAAAGAAAATATGATGTTGAAAATCAAGATAAGTGGATAATGGAAAACTCTGATAGATTTAATTATGATATTAATGAAAAGCAGGTTGACAAATAACATTATGGCTGCTAAACTATATACAAGTGAGACTTGGCTTCGCAAGAGGTTTCTCATGGACAAAAAGTCTCCACAAGAGATTGCAAAAGAGTGTGGCACAAGCGTAGAAACCATCTATGTATACCTAGCAAAATTTAATTTAAGGAAGTCAAAGCGATGAATAAGTTTGAAAAGATGTTGGTGGCTACAGCAGTTATAGGCATGGTCGGATTTTCATTTGCTATTGCCACCCTAAAAGGTTTGCCCGAAGTCTTTGATTGGGAGGAAGAAGATGAGTGAAAACTTAACTATTACAGTTGATCAAGTTAATCATCCACAACACTACACAACAGATCCTTCTGGAGTTGAGTGTATTCAGATTACTCGTCATCGTAACTTTAATATCGGCAATGCGTTTAAGTACCTTTGGAGAGCGGGACTTAAAGATGAGTCAAAGACTATTCAAGATCTTGAGAAAGCCATCTTTTACATTAAAGATGAAATTAATAGACTAGAGGGCAAGTATGGCAACTGAGGAAGAGTTAGTTAAGCATCTTGATGTAATGAATGATGTTGTTGGAGAATATCTAAAGGGTAGTGATCCAACACAAATCTCAAAAGAATTAGCAATTCCAAGAGTCCGTGTAGTTGCATACATTGAAGAATGGAAAGAAAAGACTTCTAATAATACAGCTATTCGTGCCCGTGCCAAGGATGCACTTGCTGGTGCTGATGCCCACTACAGTAAACTTATTTTAAAGTCTTATGAGGTTATTGATGAAGCCTCTATGACTAATAACCTTAGCGCTAAGACTTCAGCAATTAAACTTGTTATGGACATTGAATCTAAAAGAATTGATATGCTTCAGAAGGCTGGACTTCTTGAAAATAAAGAGTTAGCCGAAGAGATGGTTGAGATTGAAAAACGACAAGAGGTTTTGGTTGGAATTCTTCGTGACATTGCATCATCTCATCCAGAAATACGTGACCTAATTATGCAAAGACTATCCTCTATTGCAAAAGATGGGGAAGTGATTACAGTTGTCCACGATGTTCAATGAGTTTCTTGAAGTATTAAAAAATAATAACTTTGAAGAAATACCAGTAGATGCCAAAACATTTGTTGAAGGCGAACACTATTTAGCTCAACCACCGCTATCTGATGTGCAGTACGACATTGTTGAAGCAATGAGTCAAATCTACAGAATTGAAGATGTTATAGATATTCTTGGTCCAGATAAAGGCACAAAGTATTATAAAAAATATACCAAAAATGAAATCATTCTGCAACTTGGCAAGGGATCTGGAAAAGACTTTACGTCAACTGTGGCCTGTGCATATATAGTATACAAACTTTTATGCCTTAAAGATCCAGCAAGATACTTTGGCAAACCTTCTGGTGATGCTATTGATATTATTAACGTGGCTATTAACGCTGCTCAAGCTAAGAACGTTTTCTTTAAAGGTTTTAAAACCAAAATTGAAAAGTCTGAATGGTTTGCAGGAAAGTATAATGCTAAGGCTGAAAGTATTGAGTTTGATAAGGGCATTACTGTTTACTCTGGTCACTCAGAGCGTGAATCACATGAAGGTTTAAACCTTATACTTGCAGTACTTGATGAAATTTCTGGTTTTGCACAAGAGGTTGGCACAGGAAATGATCAAGGAAAGACTGCAGACAATATCTACAAAGCCTTTCGTGCTTCCGTAGACTCTCGTTTTCCTGATCTTGGCAAGGTTGCATTGCTTTCGTTCCCGCGTTTTCCAGGGGACTTTATTTCACAAAAGTATGAAGCAGCAATTATGGAAAAAGAATTTATAACATATACACACAGGTTTGTAATGAATCCAGATTTTCCAGATGATCTAGAAGGTAACTACCTAGAAATTTCCTGGGATGAAGATCAAATACTTGCATACAAATATCCAGGAGTATTTGCACTAAAGAGACCTACTTGGGTAGTCAATCCTACTCGTAAGATAGATGACTTTAGACTTGCATTCTTTACGGATATGGGAGATGCAATGCAGCGCTTTGCTTGCGTACCAACCTTTGCATCTGATGCATTTTTTAAACAAAAAGACAAACTTGAAAAATGTATGACACTTAGAAATCCAATTGACAATAATAAAAGGTTTGACGAATCATTTAAGCCAGATCCAGACAAGGTATACTTTGTTCATGCTGACCTTGCACAAAAGCACGATAAGTGTGCTGTTGCAATTGCACATGTTGATAAGTGGGTTAATCTTCAGGTTGTTAAAGACTACGAGCAGGTTGCCCCTATTATTGTTGTTGATGCTATTGTGTGGTGGGAACCAAAGGTTGAAGGTCCAGTAAACCTTTCAGATGTAAAGCAATGGATTCAAAACCTTCGCAGACAAGGTTTTAATATTGGCATGGTTACATTTGATCGTTGGCAATCATTTGATATTCAGCAAGAACTTCAGGCCGTAGGAATTAGGACTGATACTGTTTCTGTTGGCAAAAAACACTATGAAGACCTTGCTATGATGATCTATGAAGAGCGTGTTGCTATGCCATATATACCTTTGCTGCTTGATGAAATGTCTGAACTTAAAATTATTAATGACAAAAAGGTAGATCACCCACGTAAAAAATCTAAGGACCTATCTGATGCCGTTACGGGTGCGGTATTTGGAGCACTTTCTCATACCCCAAAGAACCCTAATGTAGAAATAGATATACATACTTGGGCTACATCTTCTGCCAAATTTGCCAAAGAGCAACAAGATATGCTAGAATTAGAACCTAAGATAATGACGGATGATGTTCGTGATTACTTAGATAGATTAAACCTATTATAAGAATTCTGATTAAATAATCAGATACACACAAACAAGGAGAAAGATGAATTCATTTAAGAAAATTGCCCTAGGACTCGCTGCAGCAATGTCCTTTGGCGTACTATCGGCACTTCCGACAAATGCCGCTGTAAATGCACCAACTCTAACTATTGATTCAGCAACAGATGCTGTAGTCACTGGTGAGTCTGCAACTGCAGTAGTAACATTGTCGTTTATTTCAGAAACATCAGCAGATACTGCAACAGTAATCTCTGCTATGTTTTCACAGCCAACAGGTTCAGCAAAGTCTGCAACCTTAACACTTCTAGAAACATCAACAGCCTCAGTAGTAATTGCAGGCAACAATGTTTCAGCAAACATTAACGCAACAGTTAATACTCCAACATATGTAACAGCAAAGTTCTTGGTAACTTTGAGTACTCCTGCAGTAGCAGGTACATACGAGGCTAAGATTCTAACAACTAACCCAGTCAATGGACCAACAGTATCTTGGACAGTAACAGTTAAGGCAGCGGATCTAACTCCATCTGCTTCAACTACAACTTCAATCCTAAATGCTGGAGAGACAACTTCTGCAACAGTAGATGCTTCAGTGTACGCACCAAAGGCTACTTCTACAGATGCAGCAGCGGTTATCGTTGTTACACCTAAGAATGCAGCAGGCGGATCAGCAACAGAGTCAATCCTTGCAACCGTCTCAGGTTCTGGACTTATTGGTTATGGCACAAATGCTACAACAATGTCTGCAACAGGTCGTGCATTGGTAATTCCTACAGGAAACCACATCGGCGTATTTGCTGACGGTACAGCAGGAGTATCAACAATTACTCTTACTACACTTACAGGTACAGTCCTTGCAACAGAAAAGGTAACATTCTACGGTGACATTGCTAGAATCGTAGCAACTGCAGTTAAGTCTGTTATCCCAACAGGTGCAAATGCATCAACAGTTAAGGCAGTAGCATACGATGCTGCTGGAGTAACAGTTGGAGCAGGAACACTAAATGCTTATTCAAGCGATGTAGCAGTTGTATCTGATTCAGGAACAGCAGCAACCATTGTTAATGGTGAAGCACTATTCACACTTACTGGCCTTAAGGCTGGCGGAGTAGCAATAACAGTTAAGTCTGGAACAATCTCTTCTAATCCAGTATCTACTCGTGTAGAGGGTGCTGCAGCAACTGTAAAGTTGTCTTTTGATAAGGAAGTTTATATGCCAGGAGAAGCAGCAATCATTAAGATTCAAGTTCTTGATGCAGCAGGACTCCCAGTGTCTGGAAAAACACACGCTAACTTATTTGCTACAGGTGGAATTGTTTCATCTTATGCATTTGGTTCAGGCTCAGATGTTCTTACAGCAACATCAATTACAACTGATGCAGAAACAGTAAAGTCTTACAAGGTATTTATGCCTTTGACAGAAAATACTATAACTGTTTCAGCAACAGGCGGAACTTCTCTTCCACTTGCTGGACAAGTTGTTTCAGCAGCATCAGCAAAGGTATCTAATGAAGCAGCAAAGGCTGCTACAAAGGCCTCTGAAGATGCAGCAAAAGCAGCAGCAGATGCATTAGCAGCAGCAACAGCAGCAACTAAGGCAGCAGAAGCAGCAACAGCAAAGGCACAAGAAGCAGTAGATGCAGTTACAGCACTTTCTGCACAAGTTGCTACACTTGTCGCTGCACTAAAGAAGCAAATCACTTACCTAACTAACTTGGTCATTAAGATCTCAAAGAAGGTTAAGGCTTAATTAATCCAACAATTAGGGGGGTCAGGAAACTGGCCCCCTTTTTTGTTGCATAAAATGATATAATAGCCTTAATAGTCATATCACCACTAGGACTATGAGGAGTTAAATATTAAAAGGTTATTGAGAGTAGCATTGATATTATCAATTGCTTTATTTCCCCTGCTTTTATTAGTTGACAAAGCCCACGCATCAGAAGGCTTGACTGCTCAAGTCTATAATGTGCTGGGACAGAATAATGCTCCTTATATACCACAGGGAGCCTTTCCAGTAGTAACTACGACAGTGCCCAACATTGACTTTCAGTGGGGCAGTGGAAGCGTCTTAGGTGGGCCTTCAGAGGATGTTATTGTACGATTTACAGGGTCAATTAGAAGCGATTCTACTCAAAACATATCATTTTTAGCAACAGCAGATGACGGAACTAAACTATATGTTGATGGTATATTAGTAGCAAGTGACTGGCGTGATAAGGGTGGAGGAGGAACTACAACCGCCCCGATAGCCTTTACAGCAGGAGTCCCTAAAACAATAGAATTAATGTACTATGAAAATGGTGGTGGAGCAAACTTATTTTTAAACTGGGATCAATCTGGATCAATGCAGATCATTCCAGCATCAGCCTTTACATCTCAAGCAGCCCCAGTAGTAAAAACAATAGGTCCTCCAAGAAATTTAACTATAGCCAGTAGCGATACATCAACAGTGTTATCTTGGGAAGCACCAGACACTGGTAACACACAACCAGAAAGATATGCAATAAGTTTTAATTGTTCTGGATGCAATGGCTGGGGCATCGCAACTGGAAATGTTGGTGGACCAAATTCTTTAAATACAACAATTACAATTGCTCATTCCTTGTTAGACGGCCTTCGCCCTGCAGGAACAGTATGGTCATTTCATATTAGATCAGATAATGATACATTTGCGCTTTACTCTGCAAATTCAAATGTTGTTACTGGTTCTACATATGTAGCACCTGCTCCAGAACCTTCCCCTACTCCGACTCCCAGCCCCTCTGAAACAACAACCGTAACAACACCAACACCTGAAACAGCAACTGTTACAATACCTAGCGAAACAACAACTGTAACAACACCAGCGGTTCCAACAGGACCAGTTACAGTAGCACCTACTGGACCAACTGAAGCAGAAATTGCAGCACAAGTTGCAGCCCAAGCAGCAGCACAACAAGCAGAAGCAGCAAGAATACAGGCTGAAACTGCAGCATTAATTGCACAACAGGCTGCAGCAGCGCAAGCAGAAGCAGAAAGAATTGCAGCACTTCAAGCAGCACAAGAAGCAGAAAGAGTTAGGGCAGAAGCAGAAGCAAAGGCAGAGGCAGAACGCATAGAGGCGGAGATTGAAGCA